CACAGAGTGGGGCTTCCAGACAGTCTTTGATTGTTCGAACCTGCTTAATCCAGTCGCTGAATAGATCACGGTCGAATTCAGGAAACTGAACACTGAACTCATGATCCATCCACCCATCATCATTTGAATTTGGGAACTGTACGGATTCGTCGAACTTGGCCCACCAAGGTGCCAGGTTCCATCTAGACTCTGATTGATTGGTGAGGGATATAGCCAACCTGCAGAACTCTCCAATAACTGGAGTCTGTCCATCAGTGGCCACATAGCCCCTGGCCTTCTCAACCAGTTTCGTCTCAGGAAGCACATTTTCTGGTAAGCGTATTGTTCCATGAAATTTGGACAATTGGCGCTTGACATCACACATACTGTCAAGACGGCCGTCCCAAACCTCAGGCGTATAATAGCGAGCCAGAAAATTGACTCCTCTGTGCCCGCGCAGAACCACAGCTGCTTCGATAACCAGTCCCACCTTCTTCGCAGCCCAGGCATGGTCGCTTGGGAGCAAGTCAGCATCAAGTCCATCGTCACCATTGTGACATCCGAGCTTTTGAAAAGCTTCTGCGGATGTAAGGTGTCGACCATTGATGGTTGAATGGCGGTAGCCACAATAGGCAGTAAATGCTGCTCTAAGTGTTTGGTTAACGCTTGTTCCTGCGCAACCAGAGCCGTGTGATGGTCCTTGTTCAAATTTGGTTCCTCCTGATAACACTCCAAGATTTCCATAGTTTGATTTTAGCAATTCATTCAAACGCTCACGATGGTTTACAAAGGCCTTCATGTAAACCACCCGATCTAGCATTCTAAGGAACTCTGTAATAGTTCCGTCCATGCGATGGTAGTCTGAAACATTTACATACTCTTTTGAATGAGTACATATCTCCGAAACTCTAGTGGCTATCTCAACAGGGGTCATTCCTGGAGCATACCACTTAAATTTCTTCAAATGTTTGGACAATGCCATTGCAAACGTGGACATGTCAAATTTGTCTCTATCATTATATTGCGATATATTTCGTGGGTCTTTAACGTTTCCGTAAAACTCTGCTTTCAAGAAGCACTTCAAGATAGATTTGACGTATTGTCCTGCTACTTCGGCTTTCGATATTGAAAGTCGTTGTGAGGGGCGTGTTTGTTTTTCTTGCACCTGGTCATATTCGACCGGTTCAAGGGTTACATCTCCAAATAAATGCGCAGCGAATTCACTCATCCACTGGACAATTATTCCATCATATTTCGGTTCCGGCTTCTTTAATTTATTAATTCTACCGTCAACGCATGCGCGTTCTGAAGCTGGATCGGATGTTGGTGTAAAAGCGGCATGTACAAAGGGACTCATAAAAGCCTCCATTTTGCACTTGGCATCTTGGTCATAAGTGTTGGGATCGTAAGTATATTTTCTAATAGCCTCCTGGACGGGGTAGACAACCCATAATGGTGTTGGTTGTGCTACTCGGTGGTACTCGGTTAAGACAGCAGCTTCAGGCCGTTTCCCTTCACCCAGCCAAGTACATACTGTTGGTAATAACAGCTTAGTAGTACCCAACCTGGCAACGGTGGCCACAGCATCATCAATATCAGCCTTGACCTTAGCGCTCAAAAAAGCACCAGGTCGACCGGTTGTGATGTATGTTCCATCTTTTTCGTGTACAACAAACCTGGTGAACAAAGTTCCATCCGTCATACGAACTATGGGTGTAAAGCGATGTAGACGCATCCCACACAAAAACCAATCTGCGAACCATGCACTCATAGGTCCGAAGATCTTGATAGGTGTTAGCAGCACTAATTGTCTGCTAAACCCAATCTGTCTACGCTCAATTGCATAGACCACACTCTTCACTGGGACTCCACAAAAGGTGTCCGTCGCGATAAGTGAATCTTTGGCATAATTCCACAAGTGATGATTGTAGATACCTCCTCCACTCACAACAGTTGTTAATGAACCATCCACATTAAAAGTGTATGTTGTATCATCAACTGACATAGCCGAGGCCTGAGAAGGAACAACTGTATATAAGAGTGTTGTTCTCGGTTCTCTAGCCAATAATGATGGCATGTCAATATAATAATCAACATCACAAATGAATCGAACATCGTCTGCGTACTGGGGCATATTTACATTATCTATGTTTAAATCTTTCGCCCAGTACCACT